TCGCCTCAAGTTCGCGTACCTCGAAAAGGACTCGGACGCGGAAGAGTACCAAGGCCACAACTACACTCGCATCTACATCGAAGAGCTCACCAACTTCCCTTCCCCTTCGCCTGTTAATAAGCTCCGTGCTACCCTTCGCAGCGGTACTGGCGTGCCTGTTGGTATGCGCCTTACCGGAAACCCAGGAGGCCCCGGGCACAACTGGGTCAAGGCCCGATACATTGACCCAGATCCTCGCGGCTATCGGGTCATCACAGAATCCACAGAGCTGGAACTGGATGGAAAGAAAATCACCGTTTCCCTCGATCGCGTCTTCATCCCCAGTAAGATCGGAGACAACCAGCTTCTCATCCGGAATGACCCTACATATGTCCTACGTCTTAAGCAATCCGGTTCCGAAGCCCTAGTAAAGGCCTGGCTTGAAGGAAACTGGGACATCGTTGACGGAGCCTTTTTCGATGAGTGGTCACCGAAGCACGTCCTTAAGACCCACGAATGGATTACCAGGATCCCGCAAACCGCCAATGTCTTCCGGGCATTTGACTGGGGTTCCGCGAAACCCTTTTCCTGCGGCTGGTACGCCATTTCTGACGGTACTTGGGGGCTTCCGCACGGCGCTCTGCTCAAGTTTCACGAATGGTACGGCTCCAGTGGCCCGAACAAGGGTCTCAAGATGACCGCGGATCTCGTGGCACAGGGGATTAAAGTCCGGGATAAGGACCTTCGCAAGCGCATTTCCTACGGCGTGGCTGATCCTGCTATCTACATCCGCGACGGCGGCCCTTCCATTGCGGAATCCATGGCTATCCAAGGTATCACATGGCGGCGGGCGGATAATAAGCGAAAAACAGGCTGGGAGCAGCTCCGCATGCGACTTGTAGGCGACGGGGAGACCCCGATGCTATACTTCCTCGACTGCTGCGAAGACACAATCCGCACCATCCCCACTCTCCAGCATGATGAAGGCGACCCCGAAGACCTGGACACCGAGGCCGAGGATCACGCAGCAGACGAAACCCGCTATGCCTGCATGTCCCGCCCCTGGGTTCCCGCTGGTAAAATCGAACCAGGATCGGGCTTGCCTAAACTGCCAGGCCAACATACCATCAATGAGCTTATCGGCAAGATCCGCAAAAAGCGGCTTGCCCAACAGGATTAAAAGGACCTATCATGACAACTGTTGTCGGGTATCCAGCTGGAAACAGCCTGAAAAGTGGCACTGATGGATTGGTGCCCACGAATATTCACATCGGGCAGAACAAACTGTCCACTTTCAATCAAGGTCTGCGCGAAGCTCTGCGCTACTTCTCCGGCTACGTCCAGGTCGGTTCCGGTGCCACACTCGCTTACGCCACTCCGGTTCACGGTGGCTATGTCAGCACGTTGACCACGGAGATCCCAACCGACGCAGACGGCTTTTTCGTCATCCTGGCTAACGGGGACACTGCAAACACCGTCGTTGTTACCGGAGTCAGCTATCTGTGCCCGTCGGACATGTCGCAGAGGCCTTTCAACGGTGTCGCCCGGACAACTGGCAGCTTCGACGGCTCTGCCGGTGTGACGATCCCCGTCGCCCCGAGCACCCGCCTCCCCTCTTTCGTTCGCAGCGACACCACCTACCTCTCCACAGTCCCACGCACGGATGACCCTTCGCTGACCAGCCGCATCATTCACGTTCGCGTGAGCTTCGCGGCAGCGGCCGATACCACGTCCCTGCCTTACTGGTCGCGCGGCGGTACCCGCTGGACTTCCAACCCCACCGGCTATGACACCTGGACAACGATTTCCGCTGGCGATCAGACGGACAACGTCACCGGCCTGGGCCAGCCTGTGGACCATGACGGTGGTTGCATGATCTTCGGGATTGGATACTTGTCTCGCGGGAAGGTGCGCGTCGTCGGCCTTTCCGGCGACTCCTTCATGAACGGCGAAGAGGAAGGCTCGGGCGCCCGTTCTTTCTGGGTCGAGGGCCTGCTCTCCGCCAGTTCGGCTTCCCAGCCTATCGAAGTCATGAATATGTCACGCGGGGGCGACACCACGGCTCAATCTGTGGACCGGGCTTTGGCGATCATGGCCCTGTACAACCCCACAGACATTGTTCAAAATTGGTTCACCCCCAACAGTGGGGTTACTGCTGCAAACCTGCTCACCCAACGCCAACAAGTCCAGCGTATGCTTCAGTACGCAGACGCGAACAAACTCACACCTTGGCTTGCCACGGGTTCCCCGAATACAAACGCTGGAAACACTGCCAGCAACTATGATGCCGCGGCTCGTACTCGTCAGTACGCATACAATGCCGATGCTGTGAACTATGCGCGCGTTGTGGACCTGGCTTCCATCACGCTGGGCAACAAGGATCTCGGTCTGTGGCCCCTCGGAGCCAGCTCCGACGGTGTGCATCCGCAGGCTTCTTGGTCTACCTCGAATCTCGTGCCTTACGTTGCGCGTTTCTTCGCTGCGCAACCAGCTTAACAAGGGGCTACTATGCCATACGGATCAGATCCTAATGACGTCTACCACAATGGGCAGTGGTACAAACGTTCGTCAGTTCCTTTGAACGGGAGCCTCTTCCCGTCCATTCTTGCCACAGACTACAGTGGCAGTCCCTCGCGTTTGTCCGTACTGAAAACAGCCGTCGCTGCGAATTCCGCTGTCGTCTCGGTAGTTGGTATGAGCATTGAGGCCGCTGCCAACCAAGCTCCTGTCGCAGCGGGCCTGTTCCGTCTGTTGAAGCGCCGTTTGAAACAGGCTCTTCCGAACGTGACCTTTACGTTCAACAATCTGAGCATCGGCGGTACAACTGCCGATCAGCCCCTGTCTTGGACTTCCAAACAAACTTCCCCAAGCGGTACGCAGTTCACTGTCCCCACAACTACCAATGCTAACTATGAAGAGCGTTGGACCGGTATTACGCCGACTGATGGTAAGCTGTGGATGCAGTACGCAGCAGACACCGCGCCTGATCTGTTGATCCTGCACTTCGATCTCAATGACGCAACGCCTCAGACGTTCCGCACCAACATGTTGGCGCTGATCAATGACGTTGATACTGACGCCAAGTGGGCTGGAAAGCGTCCTTCCTTGATGATGGTGGCCAGCCATACCGGCCTGACCACTCCTTCCATCATCCGGCAGAATCACCGCATCCTGCGCAGCATCGCGGTGGAGAAGGGTATTCCGCTGATCGATGCCGGTCGTATCTATGACCTGATGACCACTGGTTACGATCCTTTGGATTATGGCGCTGTGTGGGACACAGAGCTGTTTGACAAGCCTTGGGTCGCGGGGGCTCCGAATTACGGGCGCATCCCCGGCTCTGGCAGCGACTTCACCCTCGACCCTGTGTATTGGGACGCCGTGAACTGCGCCTCAAACACCACAGGTGTAGATTTGCGGGCTGTTGCTGCCGCGGCCATGTCGTTCCTGCGCAAGCGTCTGCATACGGACGGCGCCGTTCAGCAGCAGTTCCAGTCGTTCAACGCCTCGAACACCTTCAGCATTTTCTACCGTATCGATCCGACTGATGCCAACTATTCGGCAGCAACTGCCGGCGGCGGAACTGCGCAAGGCTACGAACTCCGCCTCTCCGGCACCACGCTGACTTTGTACTGGCGTGCCTCCGGGCAGGCAGTCTCTTCAATCGGTTCCGTCAATTTGACAAACGGGGTCAGCACTTCCAGTGTTCATCTGGTCCGTGTCGAGTACTCAGGCGGCCGGCACTACGCGGAAATTATCTGCAACTCCTCTGGAGCTTCTTCCGAACGCCGGGAACTGGAAGTTTTCCACGGCGGCTATATTGGTGATGGGTATTCAGGTGTCGGTACCACAGGCGGCGCAACTGCTCGAGTTACCGTATCTTCGACAAACGTCAAGCAATCTTCTGTCATGGACTTTGCGGCGCCCGTGCAGGTCACCAATCCACAGATTGGAGAAGTGGAGGCCTTTGGCTCGGGACCTTCAACCGCTTTCCTCGCTACTTTCGGGCAGTCGCAAGGAAACGGCACCAACCACCCGACTTCACTTGGCCTGACCTCTTGCTACGAAGCGGCTATCGGAGTTGCCTTGCGCGGTATCAAGGGGCTTTTGGCATGATCCGCCTTTTGCCCCTCGCCCTCGCTTTGGCAGCTTCCGTGGGGGCAGCTCAACAACTTGACTGCACCCCAGTGAATCCACTGGCCATCTCTTTCCGGCAGAACAGTCTCGGTATCTGGGCGGCATGGATGTGCGGAAAGCGCATCAACATCGTCGCTTGCCGGACTGATCACTGTACCGAAGAGGTAGTCAACGCCGCGTCTTGGGTATGGGGCAGGGGCATGAAACTGCAAGACGCAAACTCCGCCCTCAAAAAGTACAAAGCTGGTGGTATCTGCGATCCTCAGGTATATTCTGTCTGGTGGCAGGATAAGTGGAAACTGCAGCAAGATTTTTCCCTGTCCAATGACTACATGAAAACAATCTGCCCGTAAAAGGTCATCATGGAAAACACAGATTCCACACCGAACAGTGCTGTTCAGTCTTGGCTGGAGGAGATCCAGCAAGCACAAAAACGGGAGCGCGAGTTTCGCAAGGAAGGTGCTCGTATTACGGCACTGTTCGAGGCGGAGAAAAAGGCTGAGTACCAGTTCAACATCCTGTACTCGAACACCGAAACCCTGGCCCCGGCCCTGTACAACAGCACGCCTCGCCCGGTAGTGCAGCGCCGTTTCAAGGATCCAGACCCTCTTGGCGGCCTAGCTTCCAAAGCTACTCAACGGGCTCTGGAGTATATGCTGGACGACGGCATGGCCTCTTATGCCACTTTCGATGAGCTGATGAAGTCGGCTGTGTTGGAAGCTCTCGTCCCCGGGCGCGGTGTTACTTGGTTCAAGTATGATGCAAGCTTCGAAACTGTGCGGGAACAGGCGCAGGAAGATGCAGAGACCACGGAAACAGGAATCGACACTGAAGCCACAGAACCCTCGGGCTATGAAAGTGTCGAAGGCGAGCAAGTATGCGGCGAAGAGGTCCCTTGGGACCGTTTCCTGCACGGCTACGCTAAAAAGTGGAAAGATGTTCCCTGGGTGTCCAGGGAACATTTCATGGACAAGGACGAGGTCGAGAAGAACTTCGGGGCTCCCATCGCTGCTCGTGTAGAGTTCGCCGCGCTGCAGGAAAATTCTACTGGAGACGAGGGGAACAGCAATCGCGACAAAGCCGGCATGGCTAACGTTAAAGTCGCACCTGTTTATGAGATCTGGGACAAGGCAACCCGCAAAGTTTACTTCGTCTCCCCGAACTTCAAGGATGATTTCCTCAAGCCTCCCGTTGACGACCCGCTGGGCTTGTCAGGATTTTTCCCTTGCCCGAAGCCCCTTACCTTCGTGCAAAAGATCACTACCCTGACGCCAGTTCCCCTCTACGCCATGTACGAGGAGCAGGCCAAGGAGCTGAATAAAGTCACTGTCCGTATCAACAAGCTGATCGCAGCTTTGAAGGTGCGTGGCATGTATGACGGCTCCGTGGATGGCATCGACAAGGTCCTGGAAGCTGATGACAACACCCTGCTTCCAGCCCAAAACGTCGCTGCCTTATACGGCTCCGGCGGTGGCGGCGGTCTGGACAAGTCCGTCTGGCTCTTCCCGATCAAGGATATCATCCCTGTCCTGCAGCAGCTCTACCTCCAGCGCAATCAGGTCAAACAGACCATCTACGAAATCACTGGTATTGCTGACATCATGCGGGGCAGCTCGCAAGCGAGCGAAACCCTCGGGGCGCAGGAGCTGAAGAATCAATGGGGTACGTTGCGACTGAAGCGGGCTCAAAAGGAGGTTGCTCGGTATGCCCGCGACTCTCTGCGCATCATGACGGAAATCGCCATGAGCAAGCTCCACCCGCAGACGCTGCAGGGGATGACTGGCCTGCCTATTCCTACAGGGGAGCAGAAGCAGCAAGTCCAGGCCCAGGCCATGCAGCTGCAAGCCACTGGTCAGCCAGTCCCGCCAGACTTGGTGAAAGTCCTGTCCGGCCCTTCCTGGACTGACATCCTTGCCCTGCTGAAAAATGACCTTCAGCGCAGCTATCGTATCGACATCGAGACTAACTCGACTATCGACGCTGAGGCTACTGAAGACAAGAAGGATATCGGGGAACTGCTCAACGCCCTTGCTCAGTTCCTGAATGGCATCGGCCCGCTGATCGAATCTGGCACTATGCCGTTTGACGCCGCCAAGAGCATGATGATGGTCATTGTTCGTCGCTTCAAATTCGGCAACGAGGTTGAAGAGCAGATCAATGCCATGCAGCCTCCTCAGGCCAAACCCGACCCGCAGGCGCAGAAAGCTCAACTGGAAATGCAGCAGTTGCAGCAGGAAATGGCTGGAAAAGAGCGTGAGCGCGCTCAGACAGCCCAATTGGCGCAAATGGACATGGCGCTCAAGCAGCGCGAACACGAACTTCAAATGGAGGCGTTGCGCAGACAGCAAGAATTCGATATCCTTGCGCATCAAATGAAGTTGAAAGAATTGGCCGCGAAAACTGAAGCTACGCTAGTTTCTGCCCGCGTCAAGGCAACTTCCGCTAAAACGCCTTCCAAGCAAGGAGCTTCTTGATGCCGCTTTACACTTACAAATGCCCAAAATGTCACTGCAAGCAGCCTGTATTCAAAAAGATTGCGGAGCTTGAGGAAGCCGAGCTTTGCGATCGAGACGGAGCAGAAATGCAGCGGGTTATCGAGGCCCCAGCAGTCAGGGGAGACTACCCTGGCTATGAATGTCCGATTTCCGGTGCTTGGATCGAGGGGCGGCGTGCCCATGAAGAAAACCTGAAAAAGCACGGCTGCCGTGTCCTGGAACCGGGGGAAACCCGGCAGGCAGAGCAGTTCCGTGCCCAACAGGATGCGGCTTTCGAGGCCGCGATCGAACAAACAGCAGAGCAGCTTGTCGAGTCCCTGCCTGCTAGGAAGAGAGAGCAGCTAGCTGCCGAAATGGAACAAGGACTTGATGTATCTTTCGAGCGGCAATCCGCTTAATGGAGTTTTCTATGCCTGGGGATCTGGAATTTGATATGGATGGTGCTTTGGGGGATATTTCCGAAGGCCTCGGTTTTTCCTCTGACAACAACGACGACCTCAACTTGGAGGTTCCTGATGACAACACGCCATCTGACAACGGTGCTGGTAATACTGGCACTGGTGCTACTCCCACCGCAACTGGCACGCCTGCTTCGCCTACTGGCCAGACTTCCGCAACGCCTTCGGGCGATCCTGCTGCCGCAGTTCCCGCTACGCTGACTGCTCCTGTCACATGGCGGCAGGAGGCGAAGGCCGTTTGGGCAAACCTGCCGATCGAGGCTCAAAAGGAAGTCCTCAAGCGTGAACAGGACATCATGCAGGGCATCGAAAGCTACAAAGAACACGCCGCTTTTGGTCGTTCCCTGAAGAGCGTCATGGATCCTTATATCCCTGTCCTGTCTGCAGCTGGCCTCGACCCGGTCAAGCAGGTCGGCAATCTGCTCCAAGCTCACGTGGCCCTGTCAACCGGCAGTCCCGAACAAAAGGCTGCGTTTTTCCGCGCTATCGCCCAGGACTACAAGGTTGACCTGAATCAACTGGCAATCGAAGCACCCTACGTTGACCCGACAGTTCAGGCCTTGCAAACGCAGCTCAATGCTGTACAGTCCAAACTATCGAGCGACGAGCAGGCAAAACTTGCCGACAAGCGAGCTGCCTACGAACGGGAGATTACCCAGTTCGCGTCTGACCCGAAAAATCCTCACTTCGAGACCGTCGCCCCTCAGATGGCGCGCCTCATCCAGAGCGGAGTTGCAGCAACACTGCAAGAAGCTTACGAACAGGCGGTCTGGGCAAATCCTGTGACGCGTGCAGCAGAAGTTCAACGCCAACAAGCGGAAACTGCGGCAGCGGCAAAGGCAGAGGCGGAGGCTCGCGCTGCGGCAGCCCGCAAGGCAACCGCGGCCAACGTCAAAGCGCGTCCACGCAGCGGCACAGCAGCCGGTCCGTCGGGCACCATGGACGACACCCTGAAAGAAACACTCGCTGCGATCCAATCTCGCAGTTAACCAAACGAGGCTATCATGGCATCTCCCAATGCAGTTTTCACCGAACTGGTGTCCACGACCTTCCGCAAGCACTCGAAGGAAATCAAGGACAACGTCTCGAAGAACAACGCCCTCTACCGCCGGCTGGTGGACAAGGGCTCGCCCCGCAAGGAAGACGGCGGTCTGACCATCGTCACCCCGCTGGATTACGCAGCGAACAACACCTACCAGCGCTACTCTGGCTACGATGTGCTGAACATCGGCGCCAGCGATGTGATCAGCTCTGCTGAGTACCAATGGCGCCAGATCGCGGTCAACGTGGTCGCCAGCGGCATGGAGCTGCGTGTCAACAGCGGCGGCTCCCGCATCGTCAACCTGGTCAAGGCTCGCATGAAGAATGCGATCCGCACCTTCAAGAACAACTTCTCTGTCGACGTGTACAGCGATGGCACCTTGCCCAACCAGATCAACGGTCTACAGGCTCTAGTGTCCGATGCCGGCACAGGTACCGTTGGTGGTATCGACTCCTCGACCTGGACGTTCTGGAAGTCGCAGGTGCAGTCCGCTGCGGCTCCTCTGCAGGGCGGCGGCGCCATCACCCCCTCGGCCTCGACCATCGAATCACTGATGCTGCCCCTGTGGCTGTCCCTGGTTCGCGGCGACGACAAGCCTGACCTGATCGTGATGGACAACACCTACTTCACGTTCTTCGAGCAGTCGCAGACCTCGATCAAGCGCTACACGCCTGACGGTTCGAAGGGCGCCAAGGCCAACGGCGGCTTCGTCGAGCTGAAGTACAAGAATGCCGATGTCATCTTCGACGGCGGCTCTGGCATCCCATCCGCCCATGCGTACTTCCTCAACACGAACTACCTGGATCTGGTTGTCCACTCGGACGCCGATCTGGAGATCATGGACGAGCTGAAGCCCTACAACCAGGACGCCGCCGTGGTGCCTATCCTCTGGATGGGTAACATGGAGTGCTCGAACCGTCACCTGCAAGGTGTGATGAAGGCCTGATGTAGCACGGCCGCGTTATCCCGCCATAACGCGGCCGAGTTTCACACAATCTCTGGAGTCCTATCATGGCTTACAAGTTCACTGATCCGAAGGCAGGTCTGCAAGACATCGCAGTCACCTCCACAGTCCAAAATCACCCCATCGGCACTCGTGCACACGCTTACGACAGCACCTACGGTGAAGGTGAGTTCATCTACCTCAAGGGCCTGGCTTCCACAGCCGTTGGCGAAACGGTCATCTACGACACTTACGCCAACACCACGAAGCGTGCTGTGGCCGGTGATCGTGGCCCAGCCGCTGTCGCCATGTCCGCCAACGTGGCCAACCAGTACGGTTGGTACCAGATTGCTGGCTCCGCTGTGGTCAAGGCCGGCACCGTTGCCGCGGCAGGCGCGTGTTACCTGACCGCTACCGCGGGCTCCCTTGACGATGCAGTCGTATCTGGCGACAAGATCGACGGCATGCGCTTCAAGACCGCTGATGGCACCCCGTCCGCAGGTTTTGCGGTCGCTCAGTTGGCCCGCCCGAGCCTGAACGGTAACGGCTAAACGCTTCCGCCTCCCCAGGGCGTTTCCCAAGGGGCCTATGCTCCTTGGGTTTTTTGGGGAGTTTCCTACAAGACCATTTTTCAACCCTTAACTTCCTGGGGAAGTCATCATGAGCATCGCAGTTGCTGAAGCCCGCCCTCCTTTTGTGACCTTCGAGGTTCGCGCAGAAGAAGATCGCGACAAGACAATCGAGACTGGGATCTACTCAGTCAAGAATGTCGACTTCGCTATCATCACCCCTCAGGGTTCCAAAGACCGCATCGAACGCAAAGTCGATGAGTGGTTCCCGCAGCTCGAACAACAGGTTCGCGAAGAGCGCTTTTCCTCCGTCTGGCTCGATGGCTTCAAGTCCCGTTATCGCATCTGGAAAGAGACGAACGAGATCCCAGAAAACGGCCATCCGATCGTCAACTGGCCTGCCGCCAGCCCCGCACAGGTCAAGACCCTGCTCGCAGGCGGTGTCCGCACGATCGAAGATCTGGCCGTGGCGAATGAAGAAGTCCTCGCTCGCTTGGGCATGGGCGCTCGTGCCCTGAAAAATCGCGCCGTCGAATGGATGGCAGCGGCTCAAAACGGGGGCGCCCAGGCTGAAGAAATCGCAGCCCTGAAGCAGCAGAACGAAGACCTGTTGCTCCGCGTGCAGTCGATGACCGAACAGCTGGAAAAGCTTGCCCCGCTGCTCCAAGCTTCACAGGATTCGGCTAAGACCGCAGCCGCAGGCACCCTGACCAAGCTCTGATCATCATGAACCTCCTCACCCTTGTCCAGACGTTCTGTGACCGTACAGGTCTCCCTCGGCCTTCTTACGCCATCTCTTCTACAGACTCCCAAGTCCTGCAGATTATTGCCCTGGTGAATGAAGTCTGCGAGGATATCTCTACGCGATGGGACTGGCAAACATTGGTGAAGGAGGTTCTCTTTACAACCATCGCTGGTGAGGATCAGGGCAATATCTACACCATCATGGAACTGGAACGGAGTTCCTTCAACAAGATCTCCCAGCAGACCATTTTCAACCGGACGCTCCGCTTGCCACTTTTCGGGCCTATGACCGGCTCAAAATGGCAGGCCATCAAGGCTCTTCCCGCAACCGGCCCCTTTTACAAATACCGTATCCGCGGCGATCGCCTCCTCTTCAACCCCCCGGCAGCTGAAGGGCATGAGTGCGCTTTTGAGGCTCTGACAACACTCTGCGTACAAAGCGGCGCGGGCGATCTTCAGATTTCTTTCCAAGCCGACACTGATTCTTTCCGCCTCGACGATAAGCTGCTCTTAGCCGGTTTGCGCTGGAAGTGGAAGGCGGAAAAGGGACTGGATTACGCTGAAGAGTTCAACCGTTACGAAGCCCTCGGAGCGGATCTGGCTTCTCGTGATGCCACCAAGCCCACGCTCATGATGGATGGGGGCGGTACGGACTTCCGTCCAGGGATCTTTGTCCCATCTGGGAATTGGAACGTATCATGATTCGTCAACCAGCTATCAAACGTGCATCAAGAGGCCTCAAGAAGGCCTCTACTTATTCCTTGCCGCCCCCCGTTGGTGGGTGGAATGCGCGGGATCCTTTGGCCAACATGAAGGAAACAGATGCTGTCGTGTTGGAAAACTGGTACCCAATGGCATCTGACGTGGCACTGCGAAAGGGTGTGCAGGAATGGGCCACAGGTTTTACGGATGAGCCGAAGACTCTGATGGACTGGAATGGCCCGTCGACGGAAAAGTTGTTCGCCGCCACGGATAATGGCGTCTTCGCGATCACCTCCAGCGGGGCTATCGGAAGCGCTGCCACAACTTCCACTGATGGCCGCTTTATCCACACGAATTTTGCTGTTGCCGGCGGTTACTACATGATCGCAGTTAATGGCGTGGATAAACTGAAACTCTACGACGGCACTAATTGGACTGATGTCGACGGTGCCTCTACCCCTGCCATCACAGGCCTTGCCACCACTTCCATGACTTACGTGGCTGTGCTAAAGCGCCGCCTATGGTTCGTCGAGAAGAACTCTCTGTCCGCTTGGTACCTCGGCACAGCGGCCATTGGCGGTGCCTTGACAGAATTCCCGTTGGGTCAGGTTTTCACTCTCGGTGGTCACCTAGTCAGCATGGCCTCCTGGACCATTGACGGCGGAGACGGTGCCGATGATTACACAGTCTTCATGTCCTCGAAGGGGGAGGTTGCGGTATATAAGGGCAGCGATCCCGCCAGTTCGACGACTTTTTCCAAGGTCGGTGTCTATTACATCGGAGAGCCTCTTGGCACAAATTGCTTCGCTAAGTACGGTGGCGATCTTCTGATCCTTTCCCAGAACGGTTTGTTCCCGATGTCGAAGGCTCTGCAGTCCGCCACGATCGACCGTGCCCAAGCTCTGACTGCGAAGATCGACACGGCCTTTACAGAAGCCGCTAGCTTGTACAGTCAGAATCCTGGCTGGTCTGTCACAGTATTCCCCCAGGGCAGTTTTGTCCTCGTCAATGTTCCTGTGGCCACGACGTACTCTGAACAGTATGTTATGAACTCTATCACCGGAGCCTGGTGTAAGTTCAAAAGTATCTATGCTCAAGATTGGCTTGTGTTTGACAAGCAGATCTATTGTGCTTCCGGCACCCGTGTTGGGCTTGCCTGGACGGGGACAAGCGACTTTGGTGAACCCATCATTGGCAGCGCTCGCCAAGCCTACAACTACTTCCGTGCCCGTGGCCGTCAGAAGCACTCAGCCCTTGTCCGCCCGAACCTCAATACAAATGGCAGCCTGAGCCTCAGCCTGAGTCTCGACGTTGATTTCGCTGCCAGTGCTTTCTCCTCTTTTCCGTCTCCGGCCCCTACCCCAGGCTTTTCCTGGGATGCCGATGATGCTCTGTGGGACTCTGCTGATTGGGCTCCAGATACTGAAGTCTCCCATAATTGGTCGACTGTTCCCTGTGCTCCGTTCTTTGCGGCAGCGTTGGGCTTGCAGGTCTCTGCCAGCGATGCTACCATTAAATGGTCCGCGACAGACTTTGTCTACCAACTTGGAGGCGTGCTGTGAGGCACATTCTAACTGGGCACGACAGCGCAGTAGGCCCTTGGGTGGCCAGCCGAGTAGGGACTGTATGGTCCCCAGCTACGAGCACCACCATCGGCTTGTTTTCGGTTGATACCGGCATCATGGCTGGGGTCATTTACGAAGGCTACAACGGGGCTAATATCGGAGCGCACATCGCTTCCGTCCCCGGCAAGTCCTGGCCGACGCGAGACTTCCTTCGCTTCATCTTCTACTACCCCTTCGAGCAGCTTAAAGTAAAGCGCATCACAGGGATGGTGGCATCGTGCAATAAGGAAGCCGTTGACTTCAACCTTCGCCTTGGGTTTAAGCAGGAAGCTGTCCTGAAGGACGCCCATCCCCAAGGCGATTTGATCGTATTTGTCATGCGCAAAGAATATTGCAAGTGGCTGCAACCGCGTAAAGGTGCCTGAAATGGGTGATAACGTAACTTCTATGCTGGGCGCCGGTTTGGGGCTAGCTACAGGCGGTGTAGGCAGTGCGTTGATTGGCGGACTGCTTCCTTCCGTCACTGGTTCTATGGGAAAGCAAAGTTCTCCGGATGCCCCCAATCTCACAAAGGCTGCCCTGGACTCGTCGAATATCAGTCGTTACAACGAATCCGGCCCTTTTGGATCTGTGGCATGGAGTCTGCGTCCGGGGGCAGCCCCGAACAATCCTCAGATCGGAGATTACGTTCGCACAACTTCCTTGTCGCCGGAGCAGCAGAAGTTGTACGACTTGGGCGTCGGGAATCAACTGCAAACAGGGCAGGCCGTTGGGTCGCAGTTGTCCGATCTGTCTGGCGGGGCGAAGTCAGTTGCTGACGCAATCTACAACAAGCAAACACAGTACCTGGATCAGAACTTCGGGGATCAGACACGCGCGCTTGAGACGCAGCTGCAAAACCAAGGTTTGATGCCCGGGTCGGAAGCTTACGATCGAGAGCTTCGCAACCTCCGCCAAACTCAGCAAGGTGCCTACACAACCGCAGCGAACAATGCCACTATCGGTTCGGATGCTGCACAAAGTAATGCTGTCAGTCGGATTGCCAGTTTGTTGGCTGCCTCCAAGGGTAATGTTCCTACGTCCTCTAACGTGGGGACAACTCCTGACTTGGCAAGTGCCTTGATGCAGAAGTACCAAGCTGACCTTGGCGGCGTCAACGCCCAGAATGCGCAGACCTCAAATACACTCGGTACACTTGGGCGGCTCGGCACTGCGGCATTGTTTGCTTTCAGTGACCGCAGGCTGAAATCTGATATCAAACACATCGGCACGGCTGGCAACGGCTTGCCCATGTATGAATATACCATTGGCGGGAAGCGCGAGCGCGGTTACATGGCGGACGAAGTTGCCGCTGTGTACCCAGACGCCGTTCGCGCGCATTCCAGTGGTTATTTGATGGTGAATTACGCTGACATCGGGGGCCGCCCATGAGCCAAGCAATGTCCCTCCCTTTCGACCTGACTGGGGCTCAGGAACAGCTCGACCAAAAACGCCAATTGGCAGAGATGCTGATGGGCCGGGCAAACACGCCCGCGCAGGGGCAAATGGTCAGCGGCCATTACGTCGGCCCCGGACTGCTCGGCGCCGTCTCTCCGCTTATCAACGCCTTCCTGGCTAAAAAGGTCCAGAATGACGTCAGGACAGGCGGGGAAGAACTGCGTGGAAAGTACAATTCCATGCTGGCTGATGGCCTGGAAAAGTACTTCAACACCCGAGAAGGTACTCCTGCTGTCCCCTTCACCGGACCTATGCCTGCTGATCCCAGCAATCCGGAAATGGGGCAGATTTCTGGGAACTTGACGGAAGCTGTCGCACCTGACCCCAGGAAAGCCGCTATTCAAGCTCTGACCTCTGGCGTAGCTCCGCTGCAGCAGCTCGGTCAAATGGATCTGCAAAACATCGGGAAAAATTCTCTGACCCCGATCGAGCTTCTCAAGCTCGCTGGTGAGGGCAAGTTTACTCCGGAGTCGGCAGTTGCCGCCGCCACAACCCTCAACCCCCGTCAGTTGAAGGGCGCCCCGAAGGTGGAGGACAAGTGGACCGATCCTTACGAAATGAACGTCGGTAGCCGTCCTTTGCTGGTACGACGCAACCTGAAAAACAACGAGGTTGTCGCTATCAGCGGAGGCCAGACCATCAACATCGACACGCAAGGAAACAAGGCTGCCATCGAAAACTCAGTGAAGCTCTTGGGGCCTCTGCGTGAACAGATGCAGACAAGCCGTGGTATGCTGGAAACAGGTAGCCGAATTATGCAGCTGTCGAAGGATCCGCAAGTTCTGCAGGGGTTCGGTGCGGGTGTAGGCGTCGGGATATCCTCGCTTGCTGCGAAGCTCGGTTTCACTGGACCCGATGCCGCCGCAAAGACGCAAGCCCTGATGAAGGACATGGCTACGAATGCTCTGGAAGCCGGGCAGAAGATGAAGGGTTCCTTCTCTGATGCCGACATCCTGTTCCTGAAAGAAGCTTCCGCTGGCAACATCAACCTCACGCCTGAGGCTATTCAGCATGCGGCTGGTCTGGCGATGATGGCAGGGCATAATACCCTGATGGATTCGATGAACCAGTTTGAAGAGGTCCGGAAGACTCCTGGGGCGGAGGCTATTGCCAATCAGTACCCACGTCCGCGGATCGGGAAGTATTCCCTGCCGAAGGACCTCTTTGAAGTTGATTCTGGCAACTACGCAACATTCCACAGCCCGCTGCAGCGGCCGTCCGCTCCCACACCCGGAGCGCCGATAAAAGCGGGCCAGCGTATCAAGTTCGAGGATATGTGATGCCTGACAATCGCATGGAAGTTGAGATGCCTGACGGGAGTGTTATCGACGCTCCTGTCGGCACACCGAAAGCGGCTATCCAAGCTCGCTGGGAGTTGTCTCGTCTGCAGACGGCACGGGAACAGGCGGCGACGAAGGCTACGGCAGACCGAGCTGCTAAGGCCCCCGGAAAGACCTGGCTTTTCGACGCTACGAGTCCAGAACTGGATGCGATTGATAATGAAATCAGCAAACGTAAGGACATCGTCGCTAAGGCGAAAGCTGACACCGGCGGGTTTTTCGATAAAGCAAAGTACTATGCCGAGCAAGGTGCTTCGGCAGTTGCCCGCGGGCTTTTGCAGCTGCCCGCTATGGCAGCTTCTGCCGGCATGGCCACCGATCCTCAGAGGTACTCGAACCTGTCTTCTGGCCAGCCTTTGGCTGATGTTGGCAAGCTGGGGCGTCAACCACAAACAGCCGGCGAACGCTATGCCGCGCGGGCTATCGAAGGTGCTACTGGAGCCGTAGCTGGCCCGATGTCTGCTGGCACCGCTCCTATCCGAGCTGGACTGACGGGGGCGGCCAGCTCTGTGGGCAGCGAGGCCGCGGCAGACGTACTGGGGGATAACCCAGTGACACGTATTCTGGGCGGGGTGCTGGGCGGTGGCATGGCTTCCCTGGCAACTGCTCCGAAAACCACACGAGCTGATCTTGTCCGTGAGGCTACGCAAGGCTCCACGGAACAGGAATTGCGTGATGCTCAGGCCTTGATGCGGGAGTCGAGGACCGCGGGTGTTCCGTTGAATCTTTCCCAAGCTATGCCAAAGGGAAGCAATATTGACGAAATGGTAGCGGCCCTTGCACAAAACCGTGCGGGCAAGATGACGGCGGAGACACTGCATAATCAACCCGGGGTTACGAGCACAGGCGTAGGGCTGGAAATCTCCCAACTGCCGGGGAAAGTGCTGACACCTCAAGAAGCTGCTAATAACGTCCAAGAGGCCACTACGAAGGTTATCAAGGACGTCAAGGCAGCCCGTACAAGTCTTACCAGTCCGCTGTATAATGCAGGTGGCGACCTAGGTGCGTCTGCTCCGAAGGAATTTGGCAATACGATTGATCGTTTTGTGAACTCAGCTGGGGTCAGCCCGAAAGTCGCGCAGCAAGCCTTGGCGCTGAAGGAAGAACTGCTGGCAAGTTCCGCGAATGGCCAGCCTCGTACGCAGGCAACTGATATCAAAGCGGCAATTGACAGTTTCCGTGGCGGGATCAAGAATACCCTCAATCCACTGGATCCGAAGGAACAAGGGCAGATGAAGTTCTTGGTGGACCGGTTGTATCAACAGCTTGGCACAAAGTCGATTCCAGTCGCGGCCGGCAATGCCATCTACAGTCAAGTCTCGGAAAATGTCGTGGACCCTCTCAAGAAGAGTGTGGTTGGACGACTGGCCGGTACGGCTGGCGCACAGGCTGACAAGGAGGCTGTCGTAAGCCGACTGAACAGTGTGTTCGATAACGGAACTTTGCCCGGAGCTAAGTCGAGCGATATCCTGACCCTGGAAAAGTCCCTGCGCAATTCTGGGCAAGCTGAGGTGTTCCAGGATGCTGCAAAGACATGGCTGACAAACAAACTGGCTACCGCTACGAAAACACAAGGCGGCCGCTTGGCGGAGAACACCGCCGGGAATCTGGAAGCCGCCTTCGTGAAGGATCCGAAGGCCCAGCAAGGCTTGCGGGACACCCTCGTGGCACTTGCCAGGAGCCAGGGACTGCCTGACGCTTCCCTGCTAAATGGGATGCAGAACATGATGAAGTATGTGTCGGCGGCAGCCAGACGTCCCGGGCCAGTGGCAGGTACGAGTCCGCAGCAACTGGAAGAAGCCAGCCGCAGTCGTATCTTCGGCGGCATCGGAAACTTCAGCATGATGCAGCCTGTCCGCCAGCCCTTCAAGGCTATTGACGATGCCCTGAATCATGACGCGTATTCTTTCATGGACAAGCTGCTCAATACTCCCGAAGGTGTGGATGTGCTTATCAAAATGGGCAAGGAACCCACGATCTCAAAGACAACGGCGCAGTCTCTGGCAACGGTTGTTGGCACCGCCGCTGGGGCTGAAGCGGGCCAGAAGTAATCCGGACGCATTAACACGGAATAACACGAACGAGGTATATCATGCCCTTTAATGGTTCTGGGACTTATTCTCCCCCCTCTCCGCCTACGTTTCCAGCTGTAGCTGGGACAAAGATTCGGGCGAGTTACTTCAACTCCGTCGTCAACGACATCGCAACTGCCTTGAGCAATTGCGTGGCTCGTGATGGGCAAAGTACTGTCACCGGGACAATGAATCTTCTTGACGTTAACGTCACAGGGGATGTTTTGGTAACTGGCGATGTAATCGTCGCAGGACGTTCAGTTGTCACGTCTCGCTGGGCTACCGGGGAGTATGTGTTCTCGGCTTCTCCGACGGCTCCGTCTGGTACAGTATCCCCTAACGGCGGCACCATTGGGAATAGCAGTTCTTCCGCTACTACCCGCGCTAACAGCGATACGGAAGCTTTATTCACGCTCCTGTGGGACAGTACGACGAACACGCAGTTGCAGTTGAAGACAAGCGCCGGGGTTAATACAGCTCGCGGCGCTAGCGCGGCAGCAGATTTTGCCGCTAACAGACAGCTGTCCCTTCCGAATCTGGCGGACGGAGAAACATTGATTGCGGCAGTCAGTTCCGCTGTGTCCAGTAAATCTGCTGGTGAGGTTATCTCCCACACCCACACATTTACCGGCAATCCAGTGCCGGACCACTTCCACACAATCTCTCCTAGGGACCAGGAAACTTCTACCGGAGGCTTGGCAGCTGGCGGTGGTGCTTCCTATTCCGATGTCATTACAGCCGGCGGCGGTGGCCACACGCCTTCTGGTACGAACAGCAACACTGGCGGCGCTATCAACAAAGCTGCGGGTGTGTTTGTCAAAGTCTACATTGCACTGTAAGGAGGGGCTATGCAAGGTGAAGAAAAGTCGGATCACGTAGAACGGCGCAGACAGCAAATCACGATCAGCAAAGAAGAACTGGTCGAGGCTATCAAGGATGGGTTTATCCAAGCCTTGAACTCTCCGCAGGCTGTGGAAGCTGTAGAAGGGGCCGTTACAACTTGGTTTGATAAGCAGTCTGGGAAGGCTGTTAGACGAATGCTGAATAGCATTGCCCTCGGCAGTTTGCTGCTCTTGGCCACGAATTTTGGCTCGATTAAATCGTGGCTGGCGGGGCTAGGGAAATAGCCCTAAACGGGCATAGAATGGCCGGGGCGTTGCACCCCGGCCGTTGCACTTCTACGCCGTCACATTTCCATTTTGCGCGCTAGGCAGGGGTTTACCTTTGACCAGGAAATGATCCCCTCCTCCCTGCTGCATAATGATATACCCGGCGCGGACACATCCAGCCAGCGCGTCCTCAAATTCCCGCATGGAGGGGAAGCAGGTGTGGACATAGCGATAAGCCTCCGCAAAGGGTACCCGCTCGCGCGCGTGGACATAATTGACCAAGCGTTCGATGTGGAGGGATATGTCACTTCGCCCGATCTTGGAAAAGACGAATTGCATATCTGGTTCGAGGTCTGTAAGCATGGCATACGCGATCTCCAAGTGGTCTCTTTGGATCACCAGATTATCGGATTCGGAGGCAGCAAGTACCATAGCTAGTTTGTGCATATGGGTTTGCTTACGCGCGATGTAACCTCCGAATCTATCCGGGTCCAGATTGGCCGCTCGCTGGCTATAGTGATCCTGATACCACATTTTCCCCCAGTCTTTAGCCTCCTTCGTCAGGACATAGGGACCGGCGAGTTGGCGACTGATATGGGTTAGATCCTCGACAAGCTTCCTTTCCGTATCGAGCATGTCCTTAGGGACATCGTCGTCAGGGTAGGCTACGTGCTTGGCTTTCTGATCCGCGTAGACGAAAACAGTCCGGGAAGTGAAGCCGCCACCGATCATGTATTCAGGGAAATTCCCTGCGATCCAAGCCGGAGTGGTGCAGGCGATCAGGTTGATCCAGGGGTTTTGCACGGAATCGGAACCGGAGTGCTTTGTCTTCTTGTCGAAACTGCCCTGCTTTCCATCCCAGAGAGATACCAAGAGATCGACCATTTCCTTATCTTGCGGATTGAGGAGATTGCCGAATTCGGAGGCTTCCAGGGTCATTGCAGACATCGGCCAGTATGCGCCATCGTATTCGAAGGACTCCAAGGAATCCGCGAACGCAGAGACGAGAGCGGGCCACGTCACGACGTCCGGACCGAACTTGATATCAGGGACTTGTCGAAGCAGGTTAATCGCCACGCCGGCGGTTGTTGATTTACTGACGATTCCAGGCGGCGCAACGAAGCAAATGTACATATTGCAGTACCACTTGAAATACGCCATATCTATCCATACCTTTCTGCGTAGCGCGCCCGCTATTGCTGATACCCCCGCCCAGAAATACATCCGTTGAGGGGCTTCCCCGAAGGAGGCGTAAGACATGAAAGCCTTGAGCCAGTCGTCATAGTGGCGGGTCATTACTCGCAATCTCCCCAGCTGCGTGTTGACGTTTTGATGCCGATTGGGATGATCAGCGGATCGGAATAAGGCAAAGCGATTTCAGCCGCTTGCACGATCCGGGCCGCCGTCTGCTCGCCACCAATTGTTGGGAATTGACCCGCCAGGGAATCGTGTACTTGCAGGAGAATTTCCACTTCGGGCATTGTTCTGTCGATTTCGACGTAGGCCCGGTTGATGAGGCAGGCAACGGTCGATTGTGGGATCCACGCAGCCGCTTGGTTGAAAATCGTCCCTTCGATTCGGTCGAAGAAGTAGCAGCGATAGCCGAAAACGTTTTCCACCATCCGGCGCTTAGTGACCTGATCCTTGAGATCGTCCTGCCAGCGCTTGATCCGAGGGAATTTACCAAAATACCACTTTTGTGTTTTCTCGGCTTCAGATACAGACAAACCAAGCCGCTCGGCAAGCCCCTTAGCTGTACCAAGGTAATTGGTTCCGTGGCAGAAGGCCTTGAAGAGTTGGCGGCGAGGGTCCTTTTTCGACAAGCTCGGGTCATGGTAGAATTCCTTGGCAACTTCCGTGTATGGGTCCAGCCCCTCTCGGAGCATGGCCTTCATTTCCGGTTCATCAGCCTCCCAAACAACAATTCGTAGGTCAGCTGAGCTGAGGTCAATGTCGAAAAAGGTACATCCGGAATCGGGGATAAAGAGACTACGAACATTAGGCAGTTCGAGTTCTTCACTCCCTCCACCCTTAGGTATATTTTGCAGGTTGAGTCCGGTTCCGAACGCATTGGTTGAAGAGCTAAAACGGTATGTTTCCGTCCCAGCGATGTTGAAACTGCAGCGCATTCTTCCATCAATGTCGAGAGGAGCATTGACAAATGTGCTGAGGAACACTCCAAGCGAGCGGAGCTCCTGAATTTTCCTGACGACGGGTTTGAGCAGAGGCTCACGATCAGCGATCTTACCGAGGGCCTCATCATCACAGGTGACGGTTCTCGTCTTACGGGACGTAATGGGTCGTTGGGCAAACTGCTCATAGAAAAGCTCCTTCATTTGCTTGGGAGACTTGATGTTGACGGGATAGCCCAGCATTTCATTAAGCCAGGTTTCCCGTTGAGCGATTTCGTTAAACAGGGTCATGGCAAATTCCGCGCGCTTGGCATGGTCTATGCGAATACCCCTGTTCATTGTGCGGAGCACTGGCCAGAATAGCTTTTGCTGGAAGTCGTGAACCTCCCGCAGTCCCATCAAATCTACGTTACGTTGTTCGACTGTGTCGACTTCATAGGTGATGACAGCGTCTTTGCAGTTGTAGACCCAGAGCTGGTCTTCTCCGGTTTTTTCATCCCACTCTTTCCCTTCGTCCTTCCAGAACTCGTGGTGCTCACAGTACATGGAAGAGAGGAAGTCGAGGCCCTTTTGCATGTTTGAGAAGCAGACGTGCTGGGATAGCATTGTGTCCCGAACCAAGCGTGGGATGTAGTGCAAATGACGGTAGAAATACTGAGCATCATAAAGGAAATTCTGGCCGACGACTTCGGCATTGGGATGGGTGAGGAGGCGCTGGGTGAGCTGGTAGATGACGAGTTCTTCATCCTCGGACCAGTAGCCGTCCTGACGCTCGACGCACATCAGTGGGATACAGATGGCGTGCAGATGGGTCCATGCGATACCAATACAGGCAATATGCCCGGCGCGTGTTTCGATATCGACAGAGAGCTTTGTTTTGGAAACCTCGACTTTGGCTAGGAGCTGGATGAGGTAGTATTCAGCCTGCTCGAAGGTCGGCCGCGTTATGAATTGGTAATCCGGCCGTATTATCCCCGGAAAGCCTGCCTGAGTTTTCGCCCTGCGGAAGTCATGCACGACGATCTGCCTCCAGGACCATTGCCGCATGATAGCGGAGGGATGGTAGGCTGGGACAACCTTTGGTTTGTAGTCCAGGGAGGTTTGAAGATCGCATTCGATAACGGAGCCCCGCCAGGACATCACGCCCCAGTTACCGGTCAAAGCCCAGGTGGAAAGGTTTCCCAGGGCAATGATGACATTTGGCCTGACCATTTCGATTTCACGGGTCAAGGCTTCGATACCATCCCAAACAGGCGGCATGACATACTTGTCACGAACGAGGCCGTGTTGCGGGGTGATGTCTGCTTTGCGCAAGGCTACAAAAGCCCCAATGTCATTGCCCGGTGGACGGACGCGGCAGACATTTGTCAGGAAGCATTCGTTGCGGTTGATCCCGGCTTCGTGGAGCATCTTGGAAAGCTCCTGACCGGAGTATCCGACGAAGGGGATTCCTTCGTGGACCTCGCGCTCACCAGGAGCTTCCCCGACAATCATGATTTTGGCCGGGGCGGGGCCGGTTGGTCGTACTTGCATTGTTTTACTCTTTCGTCTTTAGCCCATTGGGTGAAGAATTCGGCGGCCATCCAGCGGGATGTTTGCAGTGCAACCCACCGCCGCCACCGGAAGTAAAGATAAACGTGCTCGTTGTGCATTACATCAGAGCGGGCAATTCCAGTGCCTTCAATCCCTGGATTCGGCGCAGTCCCATTCCATAATAGTCCGGGTTGATCTCACAGCCGACCGCGTAACATTGATGAGAGTGGGCGGCTTCGAAAATGGTTCCGGAACCAGCAAAGCCGTCGAACACGCGGTCACCGGGTTTAACACTGCGCTGCAGGAGATTGTGGAAAACGGCAACCGGTTTCTGGGCTCCATGGGACATGTTATCATCTGCAGTAGCTGATAGCACGTCGGGATAGATATGAGTGACAGGCTTCTTTCCCTTGATCGCATAGAGAATGATCTCGTACTGACGACGGGGTCCTTGATCAGGGAGCGGAACACGACCGGAGTTGATCTTGTGGCAGATGATAGGCGTGCGGAAAACATACCAGCCGGCTTTCTGCATCATCGCTTTGAGTTCGTGGAAATTGTCGAAGTCGCAAAAGACATAGGCATGGGCTTGGGGTTTGCAAACTTGATAGGACAGAGCGGTCCATTCGGTCATGAGCTTGCGCCAGGATTCAAGAGAGTCATCGTAGTGATGTTCGATACCGGAGAGCTTTCCGGCGCCGTCGCCGAAACTGTCGGCGTCCATGCCGTAAGGCGGGTCGGTGAGGATGACGTCGAACAGTTCGTCTGGAGACTGGCGTTTGGTCACTTCCCACATGTAATCGATGCAGCTCTTGTTCAAGAGAGTATGGCAGTCGGCGTTGAAGGTGGCGCCAACGGTCTTCGCGAGTTCGATATTCGCAGCCCGCTGTTCTTCCTTCTTGAGGATTTTGAAGGCTTCATCGACGGACTTGGCTTTTGCGATGGCAGGATTGGAGAGGTGTTGTGCGACGATGACTTCCTTGCGGACGGTGTCCTGGTAGGCGCCATCGGAGCGGCCGAAGAGTTCGGTGGCGGTGTCAGCGATGGTGTGGGGCTTGGCCTTGGCGGCAGCGGCTTGCTGCTCCTCTGGCGGAAGTGCCGCGATTTCCTTGGCCAGGGCCACCCCCTTTTGCCGAGCGCGGAGTTTGTGCAGGCGGGCATGGGCATCGGCATTTTCCTGCCACGTCAGGTCGCGGCGCTTGAGGTTCTCATCGAGTTCGGCTTCTTCTGCGGACAGTTCGTCGAGTTCACCGATGTCACTGTAAGGCACCATGCCGCCCCGGAAGATCTTGAGATTGTGCAGGAACTCCCCGTCGAGATCGAAGATATCTGTGATAGCCTTGAGGCGGGATTCGCCAGCGACAAGGACCATACGCAGGGTGCCATCGATGATTTCTTGGCGCAACACCGGTGCGTGCAGAAGGCCATTTTTCTCGATGGATTCCCGAAGTTCACAGATATGCACCGGGTCAAACTCCTGCCGCTGGCGGTTCGGTTTGATGACGATATCGGATAGCTTGATGGTTGGCATGGTTAAGTTCCTGAAGTGCAAATGCCCGGGGGGTTAGGCCGGGCGGGTGTGGTGATGGGGAGGGGAGAGGCCCGGGAACCGGGCGGGATGGTCGCGTGTTGAGCGCGGATATCGGGGGAGGGGTGACTATACCCGGGGGCCAGAAAATCGCCTATGCGTCGATCTATGCCCGGACGGGTTTTAGTTATTACTGAGATCATACGGGCGATAGCCTCGATTTGTTTACTGGGCTAGGCCCGGAACGCTTGCGGCAGCAGGCAGAGGCCTGCTATCGAAAGAATCCACGCAGATTACACGCTGCGTGGGCCGTGGCGACGATTACAGCTTCGTCACACCCTTCACATCAACGTAAATGTTGTCACCGTCGATGCGCTGCTTGACCAGCACCTTGGCCATCTGGCCTACCAATTGGCTCGGCGTCCAGGGACGACCGGGCACGTTTTGGCCGACGGCTTCACGCAGGCGACCCAGGCCGATGTTCTTGCCCTTGCCCATGTCGAAGCCGCCGTTGGACAGCATGTCCAGCATCAGGCCCTGACGGACAGTGACCTTGTCGCGACCAGTTTTCTGGCGCGCGGCTTCGGACTGGAGTTCCCAGGTGATGTCGAGAGCGAGGCCAGCCTTCGAGGGATCGGACTTCGATTGCCAGGGGCGGAAGTCGATCTTCTCGATTTGAGCCTGATACTCGCCATCATCGGGATTGATGATGGCAGTGTCATTGGCTTCGGTGAACTGCATGTCGAGGAACTGGCTCGGATCGAATTGAGACATGATGATCTGCTTTCTGAAAAGTCAACTGAGAGTGGAAGGACGGGGAAGGCCAGTTGACAACCGACACCGCCGGGGAGAGGTATTGTTGGGCTTGAGCTGGAAGGTGTCAAGCCCGGAAGGTTAAGAAGCTTCCTTACGGGCAGTCCACTTGCGGACGATCGCGCGGAAGTCCGGTTCGAGGTTGCCTGCGATGGGGAGATTGCGGGTTTTGAGGTCGGCCTGGGCATTGGCGGTGTCCCAGTGCCACTTGTCGCCTTCGCGGCAAGTCAAGATGACATCGGAGAACATGGCAGGGAGCTTCGGGGCCAAGGCCTTGCCCAGGGCACTGGCCATGAGCTTGATGCCACCGAGAACGGGATCGACTTCGCGTTCCAGGTGGGACAGGAGAACGAAGTGGCACTTGCAACCGTCACAGAGCTTGCGAAGGAGGGTTTCGACTTGCTGTTGTGCGATGCCCCAATCGGACAGGCCGCGGACAGGCTTGCCGCCAACAACGAGGGAGAGGGCGGCGGCACAGATGCCGGTCAGGCCGTCAATGACGAGGACGCAGTCGGTGTCCCAGTTGGTCACGTCACCGTAGAACTCGCCGTTGCGGTCACTGCGGAAATTGTTGAGGGCTTCGAAGAGGCTGATGAACTGATTGTAGCGGGAACGGTTGGAGTCGTTCATCTTTGCCAGGGACTCCAGGTTCATCGTGTTGATCTTGCGGGCATTGTCGATCATGTCGCTGAACGAGGTGTCCGGGGACTTGAGAACGTGCCACTGGAGGTTTTCCGGAATCGGGAGCTTCTTGTCGGCATAGTAACCCATCAAGGATTCCATGCCAGATTCCATGGCGAGGTAGAAGACCTTGAGACCAGAATCGACAAGGGTGCCGAGGGAGTGGGTCTTGCCGGTGCCGGAAGGGCCCATCAACAGTACGTTGAAGCCGGAGAGGGAAGGCTTGGTGACTTCCCAGGCGTTGGCGACTGCGGAGGGCTGGCTGGGGACGAGAGGCGATGGAGTGCTCATAAGTGTCACTGTAGCGCCGGGCGGCGTGTTGAGGGGGTTGGATAATGGGGCACTAGGCCACAGGCGGCAAGCGGAGATCAACAAGTCTTGTTGTGCTTGTAGGGGCGGCTGAGGTTGAACGCCATCTTGGCCACAATGGCCTGAGCCAAGCGGAGGCCGAAGGCACCAGCGTAGTCGAAGCCGCGGATGAAGAGATCCGCGAGTTCTTCTTCTTCGGCGGTGAACTCTGGGATGTGTTCGGAAGGGCCGTTGTGCTTGCGGACGGCTTCCAGCATTTCCGAGAGTTCGGAGTGCATCAAGGCGATCTTCTCGCCCTTGTTGTAGGAATCCCAGAAACCTTGGTGAGAGTTCCAGGAAAAGGTCATGGACTGGATCGTGCCGAACAGACCGTGGAGGGTGGGCTGGATGGTGTAGAGAGAGTTTTGGATTTCTTCAGCCATCTGGCCGTGCTGAGCCTCACGAGCTTCTTCGCGGGCGATTTCCTCCTTGAGACGCTGGCGGCGCTCGCGCGCTGTTTCCGGGCGGGCAGACAGGCCGACGCCGACGCCGACTGATTGGCAGGCTTCTTCACAGGCTTTGTTCAGGACTTGCTTTTCATTCATGGTGATGGTTCCTTGGATAGATTCAGCCGGATTTCGATTTCATACAAGAGAACTTCCGGCGGGAGTTCATTGTACGCCTTGCGCCAGGGCGCGATGAACGATCCCCCGACTTCGTCACACCAGGGATGCTTGCGGCATCCTCGGCGGACGGGGAGCCAGGGCTTACCTTCCTCAGCAATACGCCCCCAGGCATCGCCGCAGGTCGGGCAGACGAAGACGAGGGAATTGTCAGCTCGGCTTAAATCGTCCCAGAGTATCGGGAGTGGGGAGACAGCCAAAAGACGACTGCCGAGGAAGTAGGAAGCGTTAGGCATTATGCACGCCGTGCCCCCAGCTTGCTTCCCACTCCTCCACTGTGAGTTGCTTCCGTGCCAGCGGATCCCACACTCGCTGTTCAAAGCGGACTGGCAGCCAGTCTTCCGGGCTCGGGGACTTGCAGATGTCAACGAGGCTGCAGCCGCCGTACTCGGCACATGCGCCGTCCAGGGCGTAGTCCCAGTAGCCTTCCTTCCACATCTGGATGGCCCGGGTGATGTCACGCTCAGACTGGAACTTCCAGCGGGCAATCTCGTGCTGTGCGCGGTTGGTGATGACTTCCTGGGTGTCGTACTTGGTCTTGAGAATGGAGACACCACGGATGATGGTGCCAGCGACCGGGATGCCGGATTCCTTCGCTGCCCAGCAATAGCCGGTGAATTGGCCACGCATTTCCCACTGACGGCCCCACGAGGGGCCGAGGCTGGAAGTTGTCTTCTCGTCCACGATGTAGATGCCACCAGCGAACTCTGCGATCATGTCGGCGCGCCCGGTGTAGAGGATCGGGTCGCCGGTGACTGGGTGGTTGATGCCGAGCGGGAGAGCGAAGGAGAACTCGATGCCACGCCGACCATCGACGAAGGTGACAGGGATCTTGCTGTCAGTGTCGAGCGGGTACCGGGAAAAATAGAACTCCAGGGCACCGGCTGTGCGTTCGAGAGACTTGGCGGAGTCTGCTGGACACTCGAAGTCCCCATACGCGATCATGAGAGCGCGCAGGCCTTCGGCTTCGGCGACTTCCTTGTCGCCTTTGGCACCGGGTGTCCAGGCGAACTCGCCTTCGAGCTGCTTGGAGTGCCCGGAATCGTCCTTGCCGTAGGCAGGGTACAGGCCTTCGAAATAGACCTTGCGAGCAACTTCGATGCCCTTGGCGAAGGCTCCGCCCGCGACGAGGTGGACGGATTCGGTTTTCGGCTTCCAGTGCTCGACATAGGTGCGGAACATCTTTTGCGGGCAGGAACGGAATGCTGCCAACATGGTGGAGTCGAAAGTGTGGGGAAACATTGGGCGGATCATTGCGGCTTCCTTCTAGTTGCGATTGCGTGGACGTTGTAGGGAACGGGCTGGCCCAGGGCAATGAAGAGGTTTTCCAGCTCCCGGGCCAGAACCTGCACTCGGTCCGAGGCGCTGCCGTCGGCCTTGCTGGGACCGAGACGGATGTCGTTGACCTTGAGTGCTCCGATGATGTTGCCGACGGTGACTTCAATGCCGAGGTCGGAGGAGGCCTGCTTGGCGATGTGCTCACGGGAGCGGCCGGCGAAGGAGTCCTTGTTCCGCCCGCACCAGAGGTTGAGGCGGAAGACATCCTTGGCGGAGAGCATGTTGCGGGTGCGCTTGGGCTGGGTCACTTGGCACCGCCCTTCTGTGCGATGGCGAGGAAGGCGCCCGCCAAGCGAGTCACCACATTGCGGTAACCCTTGCCGTATTCCTTTTCATATTCACGAGCAGGGGCGCCTTCAACACCGTCAAGAACTGCGTGAGCCTGTTCGAGTTCGTTTTCCGCCTTGGTTTTTTCCGTTATGGCGTAATTGTAATTGCTGGTTTTGGTCTCCAAGTCTTTCGTGAGTTGCGCGATCTTCTCATCCTTCGCGGGGATTGTCGAGATTTGGGCACGCAAGGACCGGAGTTCCGCTTCCAAGCTCTCCACACGGGACTCGGAGGAAGCCTGAGCAGTTTCCAAACCAGACTTCACCGACAAGAGGTGGTCAATTTTGACGTGTGCGTCGGCAAGTTGCTGGGAGATGGTCAGTCGTGACATGATAAATTTCCTGTTATGCGCTACAGGAGCGTAGCTGAAAAGGCACCCGAAGATGCCCTTGATAGCTAGGCTCAGCCTAGAGGCCTTCCAGTTCGCTCAGCAGGTCATCCCCGCTGGGCTTCTTTGCAGCTGTGCTCCGTGTGCGGGAAACTTTGCTCCCAGCAGTCGGGGCTCCGGCCGCCGCCCGATCGCCGCGCAGGAGGCGGAGGGCTTCGCGGAGTTCATCTTGGGGAAGAGCCTCTCCGTTTCGGATACGGGCTCGCCAGGAGGCGAGCTTGGCGATGGTGTCGGGGGATTGTGCTGCCATGATGATTAAAGGCCGAGTTGAGGAAAGGCGCGGAGAAACTGGGCGCGGAGCTCTGGGTTGTCCAGACCCATACCTGTTTGGTGCAACTTGCTCTCCAGCCAGGTGTTCATGGCTTCTCGCTGAAAAGTGCCCGCAGGGTAAAGTCTGCTGATCTTCTCCACGACTGCCCAATAAGACGAAAGTGGGCGCTTTTCTGCTGCTAGTTGTGCGAGCTGTGGCAGGGGGTTGGCCTTGCGACGGATAGTCTTTGAAGCGTAGGACCCAAAGGCGAATAGTGCACCCTCCCAGAGTTCGGGATGCTCGCGCAAAAAGGATGTGACGCCGGAATCTGCGTCTGTCTTAAGGTGGCGCATCCAGTCGAGTGCCGTCTGAGCTACGGTGCCGCCTTCTGCGATCGCCCCGCTCAAGCTGTCCAGTACGCGCTCGAATGTTGCCGCGTTCAGGTCGCTAAGGATCCCCCGGCTTTGCGGAGGCTTCGGCAGTTCCTGAAAAGGCGGCTTGAAGTCAGACTGCATGCGGCCAGTCACGGTTCCTTCGAATTTCAGGGCCTCGGGGGTGTAAAACACCTTCGTTTCGAAGTCACGGATCAGCTTCTCGCGGGTGTCTATGGGCGCCTGCTTCTTCGGCTCGACTTTCCGGCCCAGGGCAGGTAGCGGGTCGAACGCGTTGAGGCAAGTGAGGGATAGATATTTCTGCATAATGCTGCTCCGGTTAGGGCTAAACACGGACGTATTATCGCCGGATAACGCGTCCGCGTCAATACCCTAACCCCCAGTTTTAGCCAAGTACCAGCTCAGTCTTCGGCCGGGTGTCCGAGACGTAAAGGCACTGATAAGCTTCCTTGCGGTTGCGATTGAGCAGGATGTCCCGCCAGTTTGTGAACACGGACTTGTAAGTCGAACCCTGCGCACGGTGGGCGGTCAGTGCATAGGCGTGACGGAGCTGATGGAAGGCGTCCTTGAAATCCCAGAACTTTCCCCACAGGCGACGGTTTGCCCGGGCGGCTGCAGCGAGATCTTCCAGACGCTCGGCGTACTTGATCTGGGAATCCGGATGCAGCACCCAGGCAATAGTCGGCGCACCTTCGTCCATCGAGATCGTGATGCGGTAGCACTTGAAATCCCCATAGAGAGGGTGCCAGTCTGTCTCCACACGCTCAATCGTGCCTTCGTCATCCGTGCTGGCCATGGGCTTATCGTCCAGGTCGCGGGCTGGCGCGGTGTAGATAACGCGATCAGTTGGGAGCCAGGGGCTGTCCGCGTCGTTTCGGTACAGCCGGGCGCGGATGAGCTTGTTCAGGCTGTCAACTGTCACGTTCCTCCAGGCAATGGCCTTGGCCATGTCCGGCTTCGTGAACTCATCAGCCCGAGCGAGGATCTGGGCCCGGAACTCCTTTTCGTTAAAGGTCCAGACACCTTGCTTCCCGTCGTTGTCGTTGAGGAGCTTGATGGAGGGGATTGGGCTGTCGATGGCAGCGCGGATAGCGGTGGCATGGGCCAGGATTTGGTTGTCATACCGCATGATCTTGGTCAGAACAACACGGTTTTTGATCAGCCAGATCGGGGAGCGTTCCTCGCCCACCGGGGGCAACTGATACCTGTCCCCCATGAACAAGAACTTGACCCCGTAGTCCGCAGCGGCTTCCTTGATAAACCGGCGCAGGTTTTCATTGATCATGGAACCTTCGTCAACGACGACTAGGCGGAAGTCGGACAGGTCAACCGGGTCTTCCGGAGCGGAGAGTTCCTTGACTTCCCCATTCGGTTCGAGCTTCAAACCGAGCAGAGAATAAATGGTCCGGCATTCGGGCTTGTAGTCAGGGCTCGTGACTGACTTGCGAAGTTCACGGGTGGCTTTGTTGGTGGGTGCGGTGTAGACAGTCCGGCCTCGCATACGCTTACGCAGCTCGCGGATCAAGAAGGTCTTACCGACACCGGCGGGGCCTTCCAGAACCAGGAAAGGTTCGTTCGGATCTTCCAGCCAGCGCAGGATGACGTCAATAGCACCTTCCTGTTCTTCGTTGAGGGGGACTTCGGCGACAGTGTTTTCCTGGCTCATTTCCAGAGACTCCAGTGGTTTTGAGCTGCTTCCAGCTCGGTGATGGCCCCCAGGCGGGATTCGAAGCCTGGGGGAAGGGATTGGATGATGCTGATGGGGCGGCGGTGTCTGGTGAAATAGTCGATCTCCATGGCCACGCCCTTGCTAGTGCGCCAGCCATCGAGGGGGAGGACGAAAAGTTCGTCGCAAGCGTGGAGGATGCGAAGATCCTGACGCATCCAGAAGTCATGGTCTGGCTCACGGACGAAATGCTGCTTGATGCGATAGCAGTGCGAGAGTGGGGAGAACACGACCAGCCCGCGCTCCATGAGCATTGCTGCCGCGAGGGAAGCAAGTTCGATTCGGTCGTTTTGGATGACCGGGGAGGGGTGTGCCAGCGGGCAGGCGAGGTAGACGAATCGGTGCGAATGCGGGGCTTTGTCAGGCATTTGAAGGCTCCTTATCTGTTGGGGGAAGGACTGGGATCCAGGTATAGAGGCAAGCATCGCGGCCGCCTTTGCCACCTGCGGCAGGGATGAAAGATTCTGTAATCAGGCCCTCTTCAATCAGAGCAGAGAGCATTGAAACGAGGCGTTGCTGGGAAGCTCGATCCGGCCTCGGTTTCCACCCCATCAGAGCTGTCAGCTCCGCGCGCGTTCGGGGCTTTTGCTGGAGGAAGAAGACAAGCGCGGCCATGTCGCGGTGAAGGCGGGCTCCTGGCATGGCGGTTACTCCAGGAAGCCCATTGCACGGGCTACTGCTCCCGGCGAACGGTCGCGGGTTGTCCAGACATGCTGGGCGGAGATATGCCCGCAACGGCAGCATTTTTCTACCACTACAGCAGGCATCCAGAAGCGATTGTAGGGCTGCTTGTCTCCGAGGTGCTCGTGCTCGATGGCAGCGATCTCCGTTGTGTGTTTGTGACGGCAGAAGAGCTTCACGATGATGTTGTGAAGGATGGAATGCTTGCGCCATTCGGCGACGTTGAATTCTGGGTGGGTCATGTCGATGCCTTTTGCACTGAGAGGGCGGCTCGGGCTTGCTGTAACGTATCGACGGACACGCATTTCCCACTTAGCAAGATCATCAATCAACGCCTCCCGCTCGTCAGGCAACTCCCCCGCCTGCGCTGGCTTGTCCTCTACGCGGGCAATCTGCCGGACCAGCCAGCGCATTGCGTCTCGCGTTCCTGCGTGACCTTGAATAGCGGCTTCGATCAGGCTCTCCATGTGTGAGTCGCCAACCCTCAAACCTGGCGGGATTGACTGCGCTGGCTGGAGTTTGGCAAGGACTGCTTGCTCGGTGGCTCGGGCAATTCGGAATGATGTAGTTCCGGCGCGATCAAACAAGTTCGTGCTCGCTCGATTGATGCACTGCGCAACTTCGCCATCACTCAGCAGCGCGGATTGTGTTTGGTTAGTCATGTCAACCTTTGTGATTCGTTTTGGTTTGGTCTGGTGCTCAAGCACGGAAAGCTCACCACTAAGTTTCTTCAGCCTGTCAGCCCAATAGGCCCGGTCTTCTGGATTGGTGAAGTTACCTGCCAGCGTCACATTTGAAATACGCTTCGTCTCTTCGCGCAGCCAGTGCATGCGCCCCTGCAGCGCGGCTTGTGGGGTGGGGGTCATGTTGGCTTTCTCCAGTACTCTGTGCAGCAATCTCCAGCGGACAAGTCGCAGTCACAATCTGCACACGGTGACTCATCCCACTGGTATGCAATGCCACGATCTGAGACAAATTCGTGCGGGCCTGGGTGGCCGATTGGCAGTACGCATCCGCTTGTGTCACGGACGTTTGAGAACTCTGGCGGGTGGATAACGCCGCACTGCATCACTCCTGCCTCCCGCTGGCTGCCGAAGTAGCAACAGCCACAGCAAAGTCCGTCATGGTTTTCCTGGCGGAGTCGAACGACCTCATGGCTTCGGTCATGTTCTTGCACGCCTGCTCGATGCGGGCGCTGAAGTCGTACCCCTGGCCAAGGTTCACTTCTTGACCGACAGACAGCTTGTCGAGCTTGCCGTAGTACTGGTTGAGAAATTTCTCCAGCTCATCGTGCGACACCTCGCAGATGTACTTGCTGTCGTTGGCTTTTGCTATGACCTTCATGACTGCCTCCCGCTGGCTGCGATTGCTGTGTCGATGGCCTGCGAAACCTCGATGGCCCATGCGTTCAATTCGTCCACATCGTCAGGCCCGTAATTGTTCAGGTTCAGTTCTGGGCACACCGAAGCAAGGCGCTTCAGATCAGCCACCACCTCGCCCGCACCCTGCGCTGCTGCGGGATGTGCTGGCGGGGTTGGGGAGGCAGCGAGCATGGCAGCCCAAATTTCTGCCGGTGGGTAGAACCTGTTGAAGTCCCATGTCTGTACGTTGCGCATTTCCTTGGTAGGCTCAACAGGTACCAGCTTCCACCCCTGCGCGGCCTGGGCTGGCTGTGTTGCGCTGAGGGTGGCTTCCAGGCGCTCAATGTACTCACCCAAGGCTGCGGCTTCGGTGCCACCAAGGAAATCCATGGCGAAGTCGAAGCACTCAGGGCGCTTCGGCGCCAGTGTGTCGTGCTGGCTCATCGTCATCTCCTAAAGTCCTGTGGCGCCACTTCATTCCAGACCTCATACTTCGGGTCCAGTTTCTTCTGCAGTTCCCGCAGGCGGGCGAGTTCCGCACTCCCACGGCGCCAGACGGTTTGATCCTCGCTGTATTCGAAGGTCCAGTCGTGCGCCTGGAGCAGGGCTCGGTATTCGGCCAGTTGGGCCTCGGTCGGGGGGAATGTCATTTGGAAGTTCCTTGTGTGTAGTTAGGCCCAGTGTCTCTTGTGCTTGTTCATCGCATCGACCAGTTCGCCGTACCCTTCGAGCTTGAGCAACTTGTCCGACAGAGCGCGGCAGGCACCGCCGTAGACTTCGGGATCGTGCATATTTCCAGGGCGGTTTGCTTGTTCAACCATAACAGGCACTCGCGCCAGTGCCTGCTTCACCCGCTCTTGCCGCTGGAAGTGCTCTTCGATGAGGCGGCAGATAAACGCCTGCCAAGCTCCGTGCGGGACTTTGCCTTCGAGTTCGGAGAAGAGCAGCAACTCCACCTTCCCCGCGAGGGACTCCGGCAGGTGCAGGTGTTTGGAAACGGGGCGATCAGTTCGTGCGGGACGTGGCATGACGGGCTTTCTTTACTTCAGGTTGGCGATTGATGATGCAGATATCCTGCGCGGGTTCCCAGAGCATGTGCTTACTTGCGCACTCTGCTTCACGTTCGGTCTGGTAATCCCACTGCCCGGCCACACCATACAGGCAGGCGATGACGAGCAGGTACAGTGCGATCAGGCGTTTCTGCCCCCGGGACTGAAAGTCCCAGATCATGGGGGCGGTCTTGTGTACGGGCATGGTCAACCTTCCCAGGTAGTTGCATTGTCCAGGGACCAGCCACGGCTCGGCGCGCAGTCTTCGCACATGGCCGTGAACTTCGTCTGCACCACGACCTCATTCGGCAGATCCGTCTTGATCTCCGTCGTGGTCTGCCAGCGGTAGCTGTTCTTCAGATGCCGGTGCTCTTGCTTCTGCATGTAGTGGGAGAATGCCATGCTGACTGTATTGCAGTGCGAGCAGCCGGTTTCCAGGAACAACGCGACGTTCGAGACTGCGCGCCATTCGTGCTTGCGCTCCCACTCCGCGATGCGGGCGGCATCGGCTGCACGCTCTTCGGCTGAAAGCCCGCCGCGCTTCAAGCGCTCCCGCGCTTCTTTAGTCCTCTCGGCGTCTTTGACCTCGGCCATTGCCTGCCCTAGCAGGGCGTCGAGGTCGGCGAAATCGTCTTGGTTGATAGCCATACTATTTCCAGGTTTATCAAAATGTCAAACCACGCAGCAAGAGTTCTGCTGCCCCGTAAACTTTGTGTTCTCCACAGCCTTCGCATTTGTACTGCGCTGCATCTGGTTCTGCCATTTGACCTGCTTCACCGCAGTTAAGACAAAACCCTTCCGAGTTCTCATCGAGTTCCTGCAGGAGCTTCAAGCTCGGCTTGATCTGCAGCTTCCCTGACTTTGCCTTATAGGCTCTTTTATCTTCGCCCAGTGGCTCTCCGTCAAAAGGGGAGATGCTTGGGTCAATGCTCTGGCTCATGCTGAGACTCCAGGTTTGCGTAATGCGAGCACCATTGCTCGATATACGTCCGTATTATCCCACGATAACGCGTCCGCGTCAACCCAGATCTACACCCCTAACCCCCAAGAGATAACGCCCGCATGGAGTATGGCTTCCATGCGGGCGGTCCCCGGGTTCTATTCCCCCGCGTCATCCGGCATCCCGTGCCAGCTCGGACCAGCTTCGCGGGGAGTCGCCGTCCCCGGTTGCTGGATTTCACTTGCGGTCGATTACTCGGCGGCAGGTGTTTCGTCGGCGGCTTCGCCGTTCAGCTCACCCAACAGCGCATTCGCGTCGATCTTGCTGGTGGACTTGCTGGCCTTCTCGGCCTCGATGCGGGCGATGATGGGCTTGAGCTGGTCCGTGCCACGCAGGGCCACCTTTTCCGCGTGGGTCTTCTTGGCCAGGAAGGCCTTGATGACTTCCAGCGACTTGCCGGTGCTTTCGACCAGGGCCTTGACCAGCACGCTCGTGCCTGCCAAGCCGTTGGCTTCGCGCTTCTGGCTCCACTCGCCGGAGTACAGGCGGTCGATCAGTTCGTCGATGCCGATGACGGCATCTTCCACATCTTCCACGCCGGCGATTTCATCGCCCAGCTTTTGCTCCGCACCGTGAGCGGCGAACTTGCTCAGCATACCTTCCGGCACGGTGAACAGACGCGTGGCGCCGTTGCGGAAGTCCAAGCGGACTTGCACTTGACCCGAGGCGTTCACGAAGGATTCCTTCAGCAGCTTGCGCTTGCCGGCGAAGTCCACGACACGGCCGTCTTCCATCGTGACGGATTCGATTTGAGTTTCTTGCTTGGCCATTTTGGCACTCCATGAAAAAGGCAGGCATTTAGAGGATCGCGGTGCTGAGGGTGCTTGCCGGTATGCCCTCATTTTGCGGCGCGATGGGTGGATTTTAACTACCCGCGCGGGGCTGTCAACAGGAAAAAGCGAGAACTTGTTAATTTTTCAGAATTTCCTCCAGGACACTGGCGTCCACACTAGGAGTAGCTACCATCATTTGCACTGAATACCGAAACCATCGGAATTCCCAGGGTACTTTGCGGAAATGGATCTGCATTTGGGCCAGTCGCGCACTGGTGTCCGGGTGTACGCCAGGGAATTGCGAAAAGCTCTTCCCGAATGCCCGCAGGCGCTTCATCCGATTAACGCCTTGGCTCGCTGTCTGCACAGCCTCAACATCAACCCATTCCCCGGGAGTGTCCAGGCACTTTTTGAGCAGCGTATGCCAAGCCACCGGGTAGTTATCGGGGCCGGTTGGTGTGTAAGTTCCCATGGTTAGTAATACCTCGTTGTCTTACCGTCCCCAGGCGTGCCCGCTTGCGAGACCTTCGCCATCCTCTCCCCGGCTTCCTGCAGGGCCAGTTCCTCGGACGACCTGACTTCCCCCGCCCCGGCTTCCCGGAGAACTTCCGCGACTGTCTGCATCAGCCCCGACATCACCTTTTGCCGAATCACGACGACATGAGCCTTCTCTGGGTCAAAGCCAACGGAACAGTTCACAATCGCGTCCTTGAGCGCCTCATCCGCAGGTTCCTTCCCGGCCCGTGCCGCCTTCACCGCGTTATACAGGGCAAAGCGAAACTTCACGGCATCGCTCGCGGACTTACACGGCACCGCGACCCCGTCTTCCTTGGCCATCGCACGCCGCCAGAGTTCTTGCATCATTGCCTTTTGCTTATCCATAATTGGGGCTCCTAAATTGGTCAGTAAGGCCGAACGGGTATCCCGGAAAAAGGCTTCCCCTAACTGGCCGGAATACGTAGTATCCCTAGCCCCTCTGCAGTTGTCAATAGTATCCTTTCAATCCTTTGCGTGCGGAGTACCCCGGGGCGTGGTTGCACCGTCCCCCGCTATTTATTGCAATTGGCGGGAGTAGAAGGTCCGGTGCGGGGTGCTAACGGGTAGTGACCCCGTTTTATAAAAAAAAAAATGTTACAACAGAATACAATGGGCACAATGGGTGCAATGGGTGCAACGCGTACAACGCGTACAACGATCACACGGGAACGAGAGGGACCGGCCCCGGACCTTTTACTCCCGACAACTCCCACAAACACCGAGGGACGGTGCACGCAACCCAAGCGAGTACACCCCGGGCAAACAACCAAAACCCCGCCAATGCGTTTGCGAGGCCGGGCTGGTAGGGTAGGGTCACCCAGGACTAAAAACGCCGCCACGGGGCCGGGAGAGGGCATGGTGAGGGCGTTTGATGGGCACGGCGGATGAGGGGAAACGGTCCTGGGAGACCGGAAACCCGGCCGCATTATTGGCGGGTAATACGAACGCGCAACGCGCCCCCGCACACCCATGCCCGTGCGCGAATAGCACAAGCAAAAACGCCCCGTCAATACGGGGCGTGAAAGTTATGCGGGATCGGCTATCCCAAAACCTCGAATAACACGAACCATTCGAGGGCGGAGAGGGTGACTTCCTCGGCGATCATTCCGCGTCATCCAAGCCGGCGAGGAGGGCGGCCCCATCGATACCATCGGTTTTGGCCGATTCCGCCTTCAATTGTTCGATAATCGAGGCAATAGCGGGGAGTTTGCGGAGGGTGGCCTTCTCCGAGTCCGACTTCCCCTCCAAAAACTCCCGGATTTGCTCGGGGGTTTTGGTCGGATAGAGACGCGTGAGAGCGCGGAACAACAAACCGCCCGAACTGCCACCAGCCCCGCCCTCGCGTTGTTTATTCCATTGGCCCGACAAAAGCCGGTCGTATACCTCCCGCACCGCGTTGTATTTATCTTCCGTGGTTGCACTCCGTCCCGTATCCGGGTTTCGGCTGATGGCGGCCGCATCCACCAGTTTCTGTTTCAATCCGTGCATGAGGGCCGCGTTGCGAATTTCCTCGGTCAATTGGCTGGCGGAAATCGAGAGGGTTTGGCCATTGTCAAAAGCCATGCCCAAAACGGTTCCGGAAATCGTGGTCTCGATTGTGGGTGTACGTGCCATGATAGATCCTTCCGGGGCTCGACGTCCCCATTAAAATGGTGTGACGACCACACCGGGAGGCCCGCACGCGACGGGCAACCCGCTATGTTCGAAGTCGAATTGTATCAATAGATACTGTAATGGGCAACTGCCATACCATCTGCCCCGATCAATTCGAGCGTGCCGCACTCGGCGTCGTCAAAATCGCCGGCCTCATACCAATGTGACACGAGAGACAAAAAGGTTTCGCGTAATGCCTCGCCCGTTGCCTTAGTGGTGAGTGTTGTGTATGGCGCGCCGTCGAATGTGATTGCATATGTATATGTCGTCATGGTCGGAACCTCTCGTTGATTGGTATGTCTCCAATGTAGGAGAGCTTCCGCACCATGTCAACCATCGGAACCTGCCTGTTACATTTGTTACACTCCCCCTGCCATGTTGTTTTTTCGCAACGCAGGTTCCCATCCATAGGTAAGACACCCGGGGGTATGAGCAGGCAGGCGGGGGTGTGCGCGATGGCTGGTTTACGGCGAGTAGCCTCCCCACGCGCCACTGCCCAAAACCCCCTCTTTTTCCCTGACCGCTTCGACAACTGGCACGAAATGGGGGGGGGGCGTGGTGGATACCCAGTGAACATTACTGACGGGACTCCGCCCCGGAAAAAATCAAAGGTCGATTGAAACACGGCCGGATTATCGGGTATTAACCCGGACGGATTTCGGAACTAAGTTCTCTCCTCCCCGGCTTGACACTCCTCCCAGCCCGGGCTACCCTTGCAGGCAGTTAACCAACCGCGAAAAGAGGCCGAAATGGACCCGAATGCAGCAACCAATGCCTTCCTGGGGGCGCAACTGAAGCAGAGCCCCCCGCTGGAAGGGACGACAAGTGCCGCCCTGGCGATCGACCGCGTCAAGTACACGCATGATGCGATGATTGACCTGATCATCACGAACCCCGCGATCAGCCAGGGCACGCTGGCAAAGCACTTCGGGTATACTCAGGCCTGGGTGTCCCGGATCTTCTGTTCGGATGCTTTTCAGGCCCGGCTGGCCCAGCGGAAGGCGGATGTCGTGGACCCCGTGCTGGCCATGTCAATGGACGAGAAGATCAAGGCCATGGCGGCCCGCAGCCTCGACATCATCCAGGACAAGCTCGAAACCTCGCCGACCCTGGACTCCGCGTTCAAGGCCTTTGAGCTGTCCACCAAGGCCCTCGGTTACGGCGCTCGGGCGGCTAATGTTGCGGTGCAGCAGAACTTCATCGTCCCGATGCCCGCAAAAGCCGAGAGCGCGCAAGCCTGGGCAGCTCAGCACGGGCATCTGGGGGCCGGGAAGCCAGTGGAAGCAACGGTCATCGAAAACGGGGCGACTGAATGACTTGGCAGCCCACGCCTACGGCAGCCGCCCAGCTAACCCAAGTCCTCTGGCAGCCGCAGGAAGGGCCTCAAACCGCCCTGCTGGCCTGCCCGATCTTCGAGGTCTTCTATGGCGGCGCCCGGGGTGGAGGGAAAACTGAATCTTCCATCGGCGATTGGCTCCAGCATTCCTCCATGTATGGGGAAAACGCCATTGGCATCTTCTTCCGTCGCAAGCTCGTTCAGCTCGCCGAAGTCATTGCGCGCACTAAACAACTCTTCCCCAAGCTCGGAGCAAAGTATAATGAGCAGCAAAAGACCTGGACGATGCCAGGTGGCGCGCGTCTGAAGTTCGTCTACCTGGAGCGCGACAGCGATGCTGAAGAGTACCAAGGTCACAACTACACGCGCATCTATGTCGAGGAAGTTACCAACTTCCCTTCTCCAAGTCCTATTAATAAGCTGCGCGCTACCCTTCGCTCTGGTGCTGGTGTGCCTTGTGGCATGCGTCTCACCGGAAACCCTGGAGGCCTTGGCCACGGATTTCTAAAAAGAATCTTCATTGATAAAAGGTTTAATGAACGAGAAAGGCCTAGTGACTATGCATTTATCCAAGCTTTGGTCGATGACAACTCGGCCCTTATGGACAACGACCCTGACTATGTACGGCGATTGGAATCTGAACCTAATGAAGCTTTACGAAAAGCGTATCGTTTCGGAGATTGGAACATCTTCGCCGGACAGTTCTTTCAAGAGATCAGTAAAG